CTTCTCTAAGAATTCTTTCAAAATCTTCATTCATTTTTTCTTTTTAGGTTCTTTTGGTGTATTGCCCCATAGTTTTGGGTTGACTCTACCTTCAGATTGTTTCCAGGGGGGTTTAAAATCTTCTTTGTATTTGTCCCAATAATAATCAAATATTTCTATTTGTTTTCTTGGTTGGACAATATCATAACAAATCTTACCTTCCTCCATGTAAGTTACTACGTAGGTATCATATGGAAGTTCTCTATTATTGGCAATAGATAAATCACAATCTTTGTGTAGTATTTTAACTGGACTCATGAACGTCCACCCCAAGTAATATCAGGATATGCTTCAGATACTATTTCTTTTGTAATTTTATACTTTTCTTGAAGTCTTTTATCTTTACATAAACAAATAATTTCTGCTTCCAAAGGATGCATACCTTCAAGAAGATTGATAAAAATATTTTCCCTTCGCAGAGAACTTAAAGAATCATTGCCACCTTTGATGAAATTATAAAACTTTGTATATTCTGTTCTAATTGCTGTATGTTTTTGATCAGATGCTCCAATAGAATTGGAACTCAAATCCCCCATAGTATCAACTGCTTGCTGAATCCTTTCAGTCATAGTTGAAGTCTTAAAATCATTGTCACCAAAATAAGGAACTTCACCTGGGGGAAGCATTGAAATCACACTTTCATCAAAGTTCCAAATAAAAATTGCCTTCAAAGAATCGTGTTCATATTCTCTGAGAATCTCTACTTTTTTTGCATTGCTTCTCTGTTTAGAAGCAAGTTGAAGAACTTCAAATGCAAATGGTTTTGGTGGCAACTTTACTGTTTTTGGTTCAGTCTTCGTCTTCGTCTTCGTCGTAGTCGTCATAGCTATTTTCAAATCGTACTGCTATTATTTCGTCTGGAATTACATTTCCATTATTATCGAACATTTCTGGATGTGTATATACTTGCAACTGCTGAGTACTATATACATGCTGTTTTGTTAGCCAACCAATCACTCCACCAACCAATAAAAATAAAAATGAAACCAGAGAGAAAATTGTGAGTTCTGCTGCTAACATTGCTGTTCCTCCGAGAGAGTTATCTTTTTTCAATTAAAGAAAATAAAAAAATTTATTTCGATTTCCCTCGAAAAGAGAGAAATTTTTTTTGAAAACCCAAACTTTTTTTGTTCGGTTTCTAAAAATTTTTTCTCCCTCCTTTTTCTGAGTAGTAATTCGACACCCTTGTTTATCTCTAGTGTGTCTGATTTATTTATAGGACCCATTCAAATGATATTATTTTCAATGAAATAATTAACTGCATCTGAACAACCACCCAATTTTTGTTCATTATAAATTACCTGCGGGAATGTAGTTCCTACTCCAAACTCTTCATAAAATTCATCCCTGGTAAAATCCTCATCCAATTCATAAGCAGTATATTCAAGTTCCTTTTGATTCAAAACTGTCTTAATTTTATCACAATAAGGACAACCAGATCTACTATAAACTTTAATACTCATAATACGTTATTTCTCCTTGGTTTATACTTGTAGAGAGTTAGGTCTTTCTCTAACATTTGTCTTTGCCAACGTACTATAGCATCATATCTTTCTCTTGTAAAGAACTTTTGGTTATAGAACCAATTTTCCCAATGCTCATGTCCTTTTGAATGATTGCATTTTGAACAACAACAAACTACATTTGTTATATGGTCATTTCCACCTTTCATTTGTGGAACTATATGGTCTATTGTTAATTCTCCTTCTTTATTTCCACAATAAGCACATGAATTATTCCACTTTTCCTTTATTGATTGTTTCCATAATCGTTTTGCTTCAGATGAGGTAGAAGCTTTTAAATTATACAAAAAGTCTTGAGGGGAATTTAACACATCCATAAGTCCTTTGTTTTTGGTAATAAACTTACAAAAACACCCCCCTGCCACACAAAATGTGGAGGAGGGTATTAAAATAAGATTGTTTGTGTATTAGGCATAAAAATGTCTAACTTATATTATATATTCATTTGCCACATTTCTTTTTGCACGCCTGTCTAGCCCAAGCACGACTTAAACTGTTTATATGAGAACAAGGTTTTTTTATTTTACCGCAGTAAGGGCATTTGGCATCTGGGGGATCATTTATATATCCTTCAGGTGTGTACATCCTTTTCTTTTTTAGATTATTTGATTGTTTTCTTTTACGATGATTCATACAATCACTGGATGTCCATCACCTTCTTCAAGTTTGTAAATCTTACGATCTTCAATTTTATAAGTTCCTGGTGGTAACCCAATCTGCCCTGGAAGTTGCTTATCTACAGTAGAAGTTATATCAATAACTTGATCAATAATAAATCTTTGACGATTATATGTACGATTATCTGGATCAAATGAAGTCATCATAATAGCATCATTAATATCACCACAATTTGCTATAATTCTTCCAGTTTTAGTGTCTCTTACCACCCAATATTCATTCATCATTTAAAAACCTTTCTTTTTTTCATTTTTATTTAAAGTTTCTTTATCTAAAACTTCAAAATAATTTAAGTTGCCAAAAGATACATTTTGAAACCAGTATGCTTTTGCATCCTCCCAATTATCAAAAATAATAGTTTTCCCATTATTTTTAACTAATTTGTAGTTATGTCTATCATATAGCAAATCAGAAGTATTTGCAAAAATTGTAAGATTCATAAAATTAAGCAAGAAGTCCTTTAAGTAAATGAGTTGCCTCTGAGAATCTATCCACGTAATGAATTAGTTTCATTTCTTCATTACTTAGAAATCCATTATCAAGCATTTCGTCTTCAATCCAATTTTTTAATGTTCTCCACATTCTCCCTACACATATAATTGGTTTCTTATCAATATGATTTACTTGAACCAACTGATAAATCATTGCCATCTCAAGGACAGTTCCAATACCACCAGGAGTTACAATAAAGGCATCACATTCTGAGAATGTATGCAATCTTGAATAAAATGTCTGATGTTTTTCATATTCTTGAACATAAGGATTCACTCCATCTTCAAAGGGTAGATAGATTGCTTCTGCAACAGAACATAGAGAATTGCCCATACAAGCACTCATTGCTCCTTTGTTTGCTGCCTCCATAGTTCCTGGACCACCTCCAGTAACTACTACCCAACCTTCTGCTGCAATATTTTTACCAAGTTTTTCTACTGCTTGATAAAGACCAGAATCAGGACTCGTTCTTGCGGATCCGAATACTGCTACTTTTTTCATCTTTTTTATTTGATGTCACTCTATATATCTGAGGCCAAGTGTCTCTGATAATTTCTGCCAACTTATAAGGAGTTTCTGAACTAATCATAAAAAAAGGAGGGTTGCCCCTCCCAGTATATCACAGAGCATTGCCCCTCGGAAGAACTTCCTCTGGCAGCACAAAATTTTCATGAGGTTGATCTACTGGAGCCATCCAGGCACGCAAGCCTTCGTTAAGAAGCACGTTCTTTGTATAGAAAGTTTCGAATTCCGGGTCTTCAGCAGCACGAATCTCCTGAGAAACAAAATCGTAAGCACGAAGATTAAGGGCAAGACCAATAATACCGATACTGGAGGTCCAAAGACCCATTACAGGTACAAACAACATAAAGAAATGAAGCCAACGCTTGTTACTAAAAGCAATACCAAAAATCTGAGACCAGAATCTATTAGCAGTAACCATAGAGTAGGTTTCTTCCTCTTGTGTTGGTTCAAATGCTTTGAAAGTGTTTGCTTGATCACTATCTTCAAATAGAGTGTTTTCTACAGTTGCTCCGTGAATTGCACAGAGTAGTGCTCCACCAAGGATACCAGCAACTCCCATCATATGGAAGGGATTGAGTGTCCAGTTATGGAAACCCTGAAGGAATAGAAGGAATCTGAAGATAGCAGCAACCCCAAAGGAAGGTGCAAAGAACCAACTGGATTGACCCAGTGGATACATCAGGAATACAGAAACAAATACTGCAATAGGACCAGAGAATGCGATTGCGTTATAAGGACGAATACCTACAAGACGGGCAATCTCAAACTGCCTGAGCATAAATCCAATCAAACTAAAGGCGCCGTGGAGTGCCACAAAAGTCCAGAGTCCCCCAAGTTGGAACCATCGGACGATATCCCCTTGAGCCTCAGGACCCCAGAGCAGAAGAAGAGAATGACCCATAGCATCTGCAGGGGTGCTTACCGCAGCGGTCAAAAAGTTGCAGCCTTCCAAATAACTGGAAGCAATACCGTGCGTATACCACGAAGATACAAACGAAGTTCCAGTCAACCACCCACCAAGTGCGAGGTATGCTGTTGGAAATAAAAGTAGGCCAGACCAACCTACGAACACAAATCTGTCCCTTTTCAACCAATCATCTAATAAATCAAACCAACCTTTTTGTTGGTTCGGTAGTGAAAGTGTAGAAGAAGTCATAACCTCCTATCGTATTTCTCATATTTAGTTTACAATACTTTACAAAAGAGGTCAATGAGTGTTTGTGCTTATCCCCAGTAAATTTGCCCAAGAGTGAATAAAACAAACACAAGAACTGTGAATACCATCATACCTACACCTGCCCAGATGACCCACTTAGGCATCTTTTCATATTCAGTATTGTGAGACATTTGTACCAATTACCTCAAGAGAATCAAATGAACAGTCATATGTTCCTTTACGATTGGTGTCTAAGTATCTAACTTTCATTGCGATTGGAGGAAAATGTTCATCATCTTTATCATACATAAAACCTAGAATTTCAAATTCTCTTCCGTGCCTTCTTTGGATTGGATTATTAATCCTACAAATATCACCTACTTTAAAAATAAACATAGTTCATCTAATGTGACTGTACTATATTATAACAGAAAAAAAGAGACCCTTTCGGGTCTCTTAAAAAACTGTTAGTTTTT